CAATCCCAGGAACCAGCGCCAGGGTTGCTAATGACCATCGACTGCTGAGTGCGCACGACGAGCGATGGCTCAGTCTCGATGTCAGGGATGCCATCGAGATCTGAAATCTCGTAATCGTGGAACGGATCCAGGGCACACTTGACCCAAGCTGAACCAGCATGAGAAAGCGCGCCATGGGAAGAAAGACTGTCCAAGGGGTCACCACCTTCGATGACCTTTTCGAGAGCTTTGCGTGTTCGAATGTTTTGAGCGACCATGGTGAATATTAAATGCGTGTCCGGGTTGGAATGCGAGCCCCGGTGCTCGCCCGCCTGGAAAGGCGGAGTTTTCACCGCTCTCACAGCCTGTGCGGTTTCGCGACCGCAGCGGTGGACCAATGATGATGTCCCCCGGGCTGGCTCTGAGGTTGCTCGCAGCCTGCATGGTCTTGCTACCATGGCGGAGGGACCAATGCTGATGCCCCCCCGGGCTGACACCGGAGTATGGGCCTACTTGCGGCCCTTGCCCTTCCGCTGCCGGCGCTCCTTGCGCACGCGGCTGGGAAGGTAGTCGAAGTCGTCATCGTACTCCGGTTGCATGCTCGCCGCCGACTTGGACTGCCTAGGCTGTGTCCAGTCGCGAGCATGGTACTTGACAGGCGGCGGCCTGCCAAGGTTTCGAAGTGTCGGCTGCTGGCGCGGATCCGCCTTGGAAAAACGAATCAACGCCTGCGCCTTGCGCACCCGCCTATTGCGAAAAGGCACCATAGTGCCAGTAAACGCTGGCGGCGCTCGGAGGCCGTGATTGACCTCAGCTTCCAACACCTCGACGCGGCGCTGCCTGTCCAGCTCCCCCATCTTGGCGGCCAGCATTGTCTCGAAGTCCTCAGGTTCCTCGGCGCTGGCTAGATAACGCCGGTGAAGCTCGACGCGTGCTTGCATCCGGGCATCGATCTCATCGATGACCTCCTGGATGGGCCGCGCTTTGGTGTCGGGCAGGAAGGCATTCTCCGGTGGCGAGCGCAGGTATTTCAACATGCCGCGCAACCCTGGCGCGACGTCGTCAAACAAGCCCTGCAGGAAGACCGTCTCGTCCGTGAGACCGGCCTCCGCCTCCTTCCTCGCTAGGAGTCCCGGATTGCCCTCGTACTTCTCCAGCAAGCCCTCAAGCAGCTCTCCGACTTGCTGCCTGGCTTTGGCAAACGACTCCTCGAATGCGGGTGTTGGAATGCCAAGACTGGAGACGATCGACCCTAGCCGTATCCCCTCCGCGACATCAAACTCGTCGCTGTTTGGGCGGAACACGTTGCGTGGGAAGCGCATTTGGGCGCAGGTGCGCGGTACGTCGACCATGACGGTGGCAGCGTCCGGGATGTCGCGTGGTCCCGACTCCGTGGATTCGAACCGCTCCACGGTGTGAAAGATGCAGCCGATAAACCGAAACGGGTGCTCCTTCAACGCGGTCTTGAGTGTCATGGGCCCCTCATCTGAGGGGGAGGCGATGACTGTGTCGTCAACACGGCAGCTGAAGCCCATTCCCATGGCCACGTCCGCCGCTAAAGCCTCCAACGCATGCGCAAAGTCGACTACTTCGTGCTCCTCGACGGTCCCCAACAGGTCTGTGATGTCCTCCGCAAAGCGATTCAGCGTGATCTCCATTAAGAAATCATTACGCTGGCTCTGCAGAGGCATGCCGCTCGGCCCGCCGTCCCGCATTTGATAAACGGCGGTGCTCGTCAGAACGACGCGACGCTCGCGCATCATGGCGTACCACACCGCCGCCGAGCCCTCGTCAATTCGCGAGAGGAGCTCGTGCAGCTTCAGGTCCACCGGCTGCGTAATTACCGAGCGCTGCGTGAGGTCGAACTTCGAGCAATCGAGGCTCATCATGATGATATGCCCGCACACCAAGATGACGACCCAAGAGTCATCACCGCAGTGCGTATATTTCACGGGCTCATCGACCGTGGGTTCCAAGGCATCGACCAACCGGTCCGCACCACCATGCGTGAGCGTTATGCCTTGCGCCGTGCGCACTTCGCTCGGATTGGTCAGGATTGTCTGATGATTGGCCGGCAGCCCAAGCGTCTGCGTAGACTGCTGCATGACCAGCATGAGATAGCGCGGGACCACATTGTAGAACCGCACCTGCCGGTCAAGTGCTTTATCGGCCGTAAGGTAATCATCCTTACCTTTGCCCTGGACGAGGAACATGTCAGGCCGCTGATCCTCACACTTGCGGATGTGTCGGAAGACCGCGTCGCGTGGGTTGTCGGCTGCCTGGGAAATGACGCCAGCGATCTCAAGGTTGAACGCCTGCGCCTGATCAATACTCCAATTTGCCGCCTCCTCATCAGTAAAGCGGCCCAACGTAGGATATCCGTTGGAGGAGTGTTTCATGACGGTGACTGCGAGGTCGCCGTCCCCGC